AACCATGGAAATCGCAGATAGCAGCGGCCCAGCGAATCATCGTGTTGTACTGAGACTTGCCCATTCCGTGATTTCCTGAGTACATCACTTCCATGCCATAGAAGCGCTTATTCCCGTCAGCGTTCGTTTGGTTGTCAGTCGGAGGATGCGTACCGTAATCCTCTGCGATTACAGCGTTGAGTACGTCCTGATCCCCCGACCCGGCATGGTTGGCGTAACCCCATCCAATGTGATGTACGACGCCCTTGGAGTCGTTAGCAGCGTGACACAGCGGTCCGGGAAGTCCTGAATAACCGTTGTAGAGAAGTGCCGGGTTATCAGTGTCAGAACCAGTGTGATGGAGCATGACACCGTTTACCCCACCAAAGGTCTTGCCGGTTGCTTTCGTACGGTTGTGAGTCTTCCAATTGTCCCGGTACGACTTAGCAGAAATTCCCCACTTCTTGAGTTGCTTTTCGTACTGCGAAGCAGTCATAGGCTTGGCCATAATATTCCCTTTCAGAATTCCGTGATAGAAATGCGACGCTTCTGAGAAATAGCAAGGTGACTACCATTCAGACTTTCCAGAGCGGTCTTAATAGCACCCATCACTTCATTCTCATCAGGAGCGTACTCCATGCTGCGATATTCAACAGAAATCTCGCACATCTGCCCCGTGTTGTTGTTGTCTTCGATAGCGAAGAAGTAGTACGGAACGTTAGCCATTGGTCTTCCTCACTTAGAGTAGGTGATTCGCATTTTAGGCGGCCGGGATTCTGCGGCACCGGAAAAGAATCCGTAGTAGTTCTGGGAATTGCTTGGTGCGGGTCCTATGACAATTCCTCGTGCACCATTGGTCTTGAAGTCATTGGCAAGACTGTTGCTTACTGTGAACCATCTGCCTTGTCCGTAAGAAAATGAGCCACTGCTCATACGAGGTTTGTAGTTGGAACTACTGGCATTTGAAGGTGCATTCGCATACGTGTGTGTTCCCACGTAAACGGTTCCACCGTCAGCAGAGAACCAGTGCTCATTTTGCAGGTAGATTTCTGTCTTGATAACGGTTGCTCCTGCCAGATCGCTAGCAATTGTGGACTCAGGCAGTCCAACCAATGAGAACTGATTTCCGTTAGTGCTGGAGTAGTACCCTTGGAAGCAGTTTCCATTGGCATAGCTTCCACGGCTAGCGCCATTACTGCTGTAGCTTTCAGACCACTGGGCAGTATACGTCTTTGTGTATTGCTGGACAGGCGGCTTGGTCGGAGTGAATTGACCGTACACCACTAGCGGTCCAACATCCTCCACCCATACACGTCCGTAAGCCGTTCCCTGGTAATTGATAATCCCTTGGTTGTCACAGTTGCAGTAGAAACGCAGATTCAGTGTGGAACCCTGTTGTGCGCTGTCAGAAACAGGAATAGAGCCGGTGAGCACTGTATCCGTGTTGTATGTTCCTCTTGAATCCTGCAATTCAAACAGTAGAGGTGAGTTGGTATTCGGCAGACTGTTCCATGCGTAGTGGCAAGCAATGCGGACATACGTACACGCAGTCTGCGCGTTAATTCTCGCTATTACTCCCACTCGGTATTGCCTAGTGCTGTCCCAATTGCTGATTGAAATGCTGTTGAATTCTACAGGGTCACCACCAACACTTGCCGCCAGGTCAGCGCTGGATGTGTTCACAGCGAATATTCCTCTCGGCATCGCGCCGAGAGTATCACCCAACCTTTCTCCATTGAGAAAGATGTCATCAGCTGACACACTTTTGAACACTGCATTGCCGTCTTTGTCGATGGTGAAGTTCGTTGAGCCAATGGTGAGGTCGTAGAAAGTGGCAGACCCGTCACGTGCAATTCTCCACCCTGTTACGTTCCCACTTTCGGGATCGGTGTTGAAGTCTGGTGACTTAATAGCGGACCTAATCAGGTTTTCTTGTCCAACTATAGGGTTGCCAAATTCCACAGTGCTATTTCCTTCCTGAAATCAAATCGCCTTCTATTCGCGCTGTGCAAATAGATCCAACGTCACAACCGGTCCAAATGAACACCAACTTGTCCTGCGAAGGAACTGTAATTGTTCCGCCGCCAGCATTGTCCCCGTTTCCTGAATACGTACTCAGAACTTGAGCGGAAGGCGATTCTACTCCGCGATACACTCTTAGCTGACTTTCAAGAGTGCTATTCGTGTTAACAGATATCAGTGTCACGTCCCAGCTTTCCCCGTACTTAGCGGGACCTGTTGAGACAACAGCACGTCCATTGCTGTCTGCTTGCGCCTGCACGTATTCCAACAGCGGATATTTCATTACAGCTCAACCGCAAATTCAATCATGATGGACAGTTCTGTCTGCTTTCCTGCGGGTGCTACTGCCCACACGTCCTCAGTAGAAAGGAATGGGTAAAGAACTTCGTCAGGTGCAATTTCAAAGCCCGTGTACGGCCGTAGACCAGGGTCATTGCCGATGTATACGGGCGTCGTATTCGGCTCACCATTCAAAAGCCCGTGATTCTTTATTCTCACTGCTTTTCGACGGTCGTGACGTCCAAGGATTTGTTGCGGTACGTCAGTGACGCGGAAACGGATTGCCCGCCAGTCGAGTCTTTCCCGAGCGGTGTCCGTGACTACCTTGACTGGAATAGGGTCAGGCTCAGGCTCTTCCGGGAGATAGTCAATCTCGTCTTCATCTTCGTCGTACTGAAATTCCCGAGTGTCGTAGTGAGCATCCTTGGGCACTTCCACACCGTGCTTTTCAGTGCCCCTGTAAGGGAAGTTCACACCCTCGTAGTGCTCAGGTACTGGCTTAACCTTTTCAGGTTCTCTGTCCGGTGAGTCAGCCTGTCCGGGAAGCTGTCGGTACACCATTTCACGTTGCCTTTCGTGCGTTCTGGTAACACCACACCAGTAGTGCTGACATCATGAATGAAACAACCGCAGGAACCGGACTACCACTCAAATACGACACAATGATTCCGGTACCAATTGCTACGGCAGACGCTGCTACTTGCCCCAGCCGAATATCTTTGGTCATTCCCTCGTCGCTGGGATCTGCTCTTCTGACTTCTGAGAAAGAAGGGCAGAATCCCATGAATGCACTTGTAGCTGTTCCCAGGGAAATACTTGCAGGACCTAGTGCATCAGGATTTGCCATTGCTTTTCACCGCCTTCTTGGTCTTGCCAGTAACAGTCTTCATCGCTGTCTTCCCCAGTACTGTTGCCTTTGCTACCCCAACAAATGCCATCAGAAGAAGTATTGCCCCGCCAATCACCATTCCTACGCGGAGCCAATTCGTTGTCTCTGTCAGCCATGAAAATACCTTGAGCATTTGCGCTGGAAATTTGAATACATCACCAGCACCGCTAGGCTGAACATAACTTGCTTGGTCTACAGTCTTGGCACCGGACAAATACGGTTCAGGATCAACAGCCTTTCCATTGATCCTTACCTCAAAATGAAGGTGCGGCCCTGTACTGTTGCCTGTACTCCCAATGTATCCAATAGTTTTCCCAGCAGAGACATTCGTTCCTTTGCTGACAGCAATCTTTGACATGTGGTGATAGGAACACACCATGGAATCGTTGACCTGGATTTCAACAGTGTTTCCATAAGCGCCCATCCACCCAGACTTGATTACTTTCCCGTCAGTCGCCGAATAGATTGGTGAGCCTGCCCGACAGCCAATATCAAGTCCGGTATGCCTACCGCTAACGTACCGCGCACTGCGGTTGCCGAACTTTTGCGTGATGATTTTGCAGGATGCAGGCCACACCATTTTGACTGCCATCAGTTCTCACCTCCTTAAGCGGGAGTTCCCTTTTCATCGGGATAAGTCCAAGGCATGTCGCCAGGGTGTCGTTTTCCAGGATCAGGGTTCAGTTCAGGATGTTTCCGGCCGTAGTCCAGCGGATCTTCCTTCTTCTTGTCGGCGAAGCTCTTAGGCTTCTTACCGCCAAGTCCCCAGCGAATTACATCTCTAGGGTCATATCCTTTCACTCCCGAATACAACAGAATGATCCCGCTGCCTAGCATCACCACACTAACCAGGCTGACTTTCACTTCCCATACCCCAACTTCTTCACAATTGGCTGAATATACATGAGAACTGCTCCGACCAGAATTAGCAGCGAGAATTGGGAAGCTAGTTTCTCATTGCCTTGTGACATCGCTGACAGAATGATTGCGAGAACCATTCCACCGACTACGAGCTTTATTGAAGGACCTTTGTCCTTCTTAGCCCATTGCCCAGCCAGAACCACAACGCTTGTGAGAACTACTGACGTTGTCGTATCCATCTCACGCTGCCTTTACTGCTTTTGCTGCCGCTTTTACGCCTCGTGCGGGAGGCAGAACATTCGTAACAGTGTCAACCATGGCTTTAGCCTTGTCAGTCTGACCACTGATTTGGAACAGAGCGAAAAGAACGGCAGCACCGCCGGAGAGAATCATCCCAAGTCTCAGCCAAGTACTTGCCTCGGTAATAAAGTCAAAGAATTTCAGGATCTCCCCGGGCCATTCAAATACGTCACTCAAACCAGCTTGCTGAGCGTCCGTCGTACCGCCCGACGTATCAGGATTGCCCGCAGCTTTTCGGGCGCGTGACATATAAGCCAAATACCTACCCGATGTGTACGTAGTCCAGGGAAGGAAGCTCTTCCCGCTGTTGGAAAGCGCATAAGCCGCCTTAGCATTCGTTGCTGGATTGAACAGATCACTGTTCGACTTCAATCCGAATTGCTTTCGCCTGGCAGGCCCCATTGATCCGAGCATGTTGATCTGCCAGAGACCGTAGGAGTTGTCGGGCGGGACCGCGTTGTGTGCATTCGGATTCCCGCCCGACTCTGCCAGGGCAATTGCGACTGCCTTTGCCAGTGCGTCGCCGGAAAATCCAGCCGCTTTCGCATATCCCGCTATCTGAGCATCAGTCAGTCGCGCCATTGCTCAGCTCCCGAGCATTCCGCGCATGTTCGCAGGAAGCATTGACTTAACCATGGGGTTGTTCAGTGCGGATGCTACACCGGAAATGAACTCGTGAATTTCAGCAACCTTTCGGCGAAGATCTTCGAATTCTTCCCGGGAGATGCTTTCAGCAAGCTTGTCAGCCGACATGTTATTCATTGCTACTGCCTCGATTTCTCTAGTTACTTGGGTACCCAAATCCGTGTTCCAGCGAATATGAGATTCGGGCCTCGTGCACGCATGATTGCTTGTGTGGCTTTGCTCCGGTATTTCAGGTTGAAGTTCCACACTGTTTGCCAAGACTTACCGTAGCGCGATGCAATCTTAGAGATCGAATCGCCTCGCTTGGCTACCACCTCTATATACGGCGGAACCTTGTTGTTAGGTTCCTTCGGAGGTGGTTGTTCCTTTGGCGGTGGCTCTGGCGGCGGAGTTACCGGTCCTGGAACTGTTGAAGGAGGCGCAACATTAACGGGATAGGGAGGCGATCCCAAATGCTGGAGAGCAAGAGTCCACAGCGACCATTCCTGTACGGACATCTTGTTGCCTTCAACGTCCACCCCACCAGCCAGTGCCTTTGTGATAGCACTGCTTGCCAGACCAGGTGGATATCCCTGTGCAATCAGCCAGTTGATGGCTGCCGTACCCCACGCTTCATTCGATGCGTATTCGGGCTCCGTGTTGTCAGGTGTTTTCGGCGGAACGTATGAGTAGTCCCCTCCTTCTCCAACACCGTCCGGACTGCCCGTGTCTTCAACTATTTCTGGATCTGACGATCCTTGATTACGCTGCCAGAACGCAATAGCCAGTCCACCACCGACTACAACAAACCATGCTCCCAGCGGTAGCGGTCCGACCTGCTTTCCGAAATCAATTCCCTTAGCCATCGGGTATCACAGCCTGTATGCACGGTTTGCTGAGTCGGGAACGTCCACCGCTTGAACTCTTCCTTGAACAGGGGCGCCCATTGTGTCGGGCGGTGGAACGTCGTAGATATCGGCATCCCACGGTGTGGGGTCCACACGATACGTATTGCGGTGAGCGCCCCACGGACGCATTCCAAGAATGTCGTACTCTCGCTTGTGATCCGCGAGAGACATGTGAGATCCGTTGAACTGTCGGGCACCGTTTCCCTTGGTGCCTTGATCAAACGGACGAGTGAACGAATAACTGTTGGGCGACATCCTTTCTGTAGGGCGAGTTTCCGCAGGTGGATTCCACCGAGGATCAGGACCTATTTTGTACTGAGACTTCTGCTCATCCCAGCCGTTAGCGTCCTGATCCTCAGCGGAATACCTTTTCTTCTTGTCCGCGTCAATCGGACGGTAATACTCCTGCGGAGCCTCATTGCCGTCAGGACGCATTTGCCGGATGGGAAAGTCTCGCAGTCGCATTGCGTCTGGAGTGTTCTCAACGGAAATGCGCGGGGACGGACCCCAGCCAAACGTATCCGTGTAAGGAGAGTCCTTAGCGGGTCCGGGAGAAGCATAGGCACTGTTGGGCGAACCGTACTCAGCTGCATTTCCGTACTGTCCCGCGTACTCAGATACGTCAGCTCCGTACGGATTAGGGGAAGCTCCGCCTGTCATCTGTTTTCTCCCTTACTTGCCCAGCGCAGCGCGAATAGAGCCCGCGAATGCGTCACCCATGGATTTGATTACCTGGGCAGAAGTCGGGCGGGAAACAATTGTCGTGACAAGCGCCACCGTGACAATGGAACCCATGACATTGAACAGCTTGTCACCCATTGCTCTTGCCCTCCTTTCCGTCATTCTTAATTTGAAGTGGTGCTTCGTTATCGTGGGCAATCTTTGTCAGAGCTTCCCGCAGAAGCCTTTCGAACGTGCCGTTTCTCAGATCCTTTGACAGTTCCTCGGTCTTCTGCCGAGTCTGCTGGGCCTCGCGGTTGCCCAGCAGCTGAGAGATTCCCAGACTCAGCAGGCCAAGAACCGTGACCACGGTTTCACTGTTCGGATCGCCCTTCATGAGCTGTGTTCCCAGCACGAGAACTACAGCCAGACCGCCCAGTACAGCGATTCCTGCCAGCGTTTGTCTCGACATATCACGCTGCCTTGGGAGTGCTCTTACGACTACCAACCATTCCAAGAACCCACGGAAGAACAAAGTAGGCAATCAGTGCGCCAACAATGAGCGACTTGAAATCCAGACCAAAAGGCATGTCATTTCTCCTTACTTGACACCAACAGAAACGCCACCGACAGAAACGCCCCGGAATCCCCGGTTTACCAGGACAAGAAACACGAGTGCTCCAATGACAACTGCCGCTGCGGCATGCGGCGTGTCGAGCAAACTCGACTTCATTTCAGGGTTCTCGTTCACGAATGCTCTCCTCAGATAAAGACGCTGCCAGCAATGGCAACGTCATTCGTGAGCACAGTTAGAGTCCCAGCACTAGACGCCTGGAATTGAAGTTCCAGACGAGTAGAACCAAGCGTAGGCAGCCACAAATCCCTGTTCTCGTGACCAAGCGTCCCGTCAAACTCATGAGTGAAGTCATAGACGCGAACACCATTGTCCAGGCCTCGCGGCTTGTCCTGTCCAGGGTCTTCCGTACCGACAGTCGCACCGAATCCTGAGCGGTTATACATGGTCTCGCGCCATGCATTGGGCTCGATGATGTCCAGCGGTCGTGTGTCGAGATAGAAATACACAGGGTCAGCGTTGTTCCAAATAGTTTCCCCATCAGCCCTGCTGGGAGTACTCGCGTCCTTCATCACAAACACAAGGTTCCGGATGTAGTTACCAACACGCGTAAGTCGAATCGTGTTGTTCCCTGCATTCACGGTATAGGTCTGCGAACTCCAGAACTGCGTAGTGTTCATCGCAGGAGGGGTGATCTGATTCGTCTGCCCCTGCGAGGAAACTTCCGGCTGATCCCATGCCTCAAGACCAACCCTCACACGAACTGTGGGAAGCGTTTCCGGAAGAGTTCCAGTCGCAATGTCAGCAACCTTCGCCAGTGTCATACGCAGCTTGAAGGTTGCGGCAGCATTCTGGTTCGGAAGAGATCCGAGGCCATCACGACAGTTCAGTTCGACGGGAATTCGCAGCAGGTACGAGAAGCCCGAGAATGTGCTGTCGGCATCAGTGAACGTGGGAGAAGCCTTCGGGTCAGAACCCACCACGTGACCGTATCCGCCCCACTTGTTGGCCAGGTACAGATCGTGCGCAGAGTCGAACTGGTCAATGACCGCGCCGTTCGGCTCAGTCAGGTAAATGTTCTTGAGAGATGCCAGAACACCGTCTTCGGTGAGTGTCGCATTCGGCGTTCCGCCAGTACCGCCCGATGCGGTTACCAGAATCACGATGTTGCGAACGTAGCCGTACGCGGGAATGTCCAGCACTCCCAAATCCTGATCGGAAGTGCTGAGCTGTCGCGAGATGTCATTACCTGTCGGTTCCCGGTGAAGGGCAGACGCACGAATGAACGGCACAGTCGGCTGTACGCGCTGATCCTTTCCGTTTCCTTCACGGGACTGCTTCGTACCGCCAGGCGACTGAGTAGCAGCAGTGGGCATTTTTCAGAATTCCTTTCTCAGAGTGCAACAGCCATAGCGTCCCCGAACCGGGAACCACGCTCAGTGAGCTTTGCGGCAGCCATTCGCCACAGGAACGTAAAAATCAGCATCATTGCCCCGATAATCAGGACGTTGAGTGCGGAGGGCGTGACCATGTTTGTTTCAACCTCCTATGCGGTAATCTTTGGGGCTCGTGTCCGGAGCATTTCACCAGTCCTTGTATTGATGTAAAGAACCTGGAACCTTTCCAAGTCCGCAACAACAGACCGAATCAGATTGGCTGAACGGAAAGAGATTCCAGACAGCCTTTTAAGATTCTGTTCGTCGTTGTCCCGCCAGAAGAACAAATGCGTTGACTGGTCATAAACTTCTAGCGGTACCCATGCAGGGCGCTGTGTCGCTGCCAGCAGGGAAATCCCAAGCGCGCGAGCTTGTAGCAGATATGTTTTGACATCCCTTTCCAACTTGAGAATGTTGTTCACATACCAAAGCTCGTCTATCGCGACAGTCCAGCCACCCTCGCGATAGATACGTGCGAACGCTTCGTGGAAGACTTCCGCTTGTGTATTCACGGAATCCAACTCAAATGCATCCGGCCACAGTACGCGCCTGGGAAACTTTGAAGGATCAAGAGACTGCCATCGCTTGATCGGGTAGTAGCCAGTCCTGATGAGTCTTTCCATGGACTCATCCTTTGGCTTTGTCGCGAACACCACCACGAAAGGATGCAGCGGAAGAAGATTAGTCAGAAGCGTGGTCTTTCCCTGTCCAGTCGGGCCGATCAGGGCTGTATGTTCGCCCTGATTCCACCGGAAGTAATCCCGAATGAACTCATCCCAGGGAATACGCGGTGCCTCTTTGGACACTCGCGCGAGTCTGAGATTTTCCGCCAAATCAGCGCTGTTGTGCATCACGCGGGGAAGCGGCGGTATAGGAAAGCTCACTTCTCTTCTTCCCCTTCCTGCTTCTGCCCAAATCCATTCGCCATCATTTCCGCGAACTCTCCCACCATCTTTTCCTGACGGTCCTTGAGAGCCGGTACGTGATGCATAGCCACCGCCATAATGATTGGCGCGTGCGCCATGATGACAGCACCCCACGCGGAAGTAGTAACCAGTGAAATGAGAATTCGTCGTACGGCCTGGTTTGTCTTAGCCAGTTCGTCAAGCGCTTCAGCACACGAAGGAGCATTCTCTATGACCGTTCTTCCGCAACTGGGATCGAACGGCATAAGAGACATGCCTATTCCCGTGTAAACATTCTCCAATGCTGGTTTCAAACCACCTTTAGGCATGGGAGGTGTAGTACGAGAACTCTTCGACCGACGCTCACGAGGATTCTTGTTGCTCTTTGGCGCACGCTCCCACCACTTGTTCTTTGTAGCCTTAGCATCGGGAGCTGTAAATTCAGTAACAAGTGGGTCTACTGTTTCAGCATTGAGAGACAGGAAATCAAAGTTTGTTTCTTCACCATTATTTCCCGGTTCGAAATCGCGTTCGTTTTCGGTCATCGGCCGAACCACCACTGGGCGAATGACTTGGAGCCTGGCGACTGGTTGCTCTCCGCGTGAGAGGTCTGAGAACGGGTCTGAGCGCCGCTCTGAGCGCCGTTCGCGGGTCCCTGCGACGAACCTCCCGCCGAAGGGGTGGAAGGCGTCTTAGGCGCCTGTGTGGCTTCTTTCAGTGCGCGAACGATCTGTTCCGGCATCGCCTGGATCGCTGTGAGGACTTCGCCGACCGTTGGCACCGCGTCTGACCTGGGCGGATTCCCCGGAGCGTGCCCGCCGCCCTGCCCCGTCGGCGCGCTATTCCCCAGCGGCGCAGCCCCGTTTCCCCGCTGCCCCGCTTCATTGCTGCTTTCAGCATTGTTATTCGCGTTGTTTTCAGCGATTGCTTCGGGGCTGTCCGGCGCCCCGGCCTCGTTGTTACTCTCTGTGTTGTTCGCTGTCGGCATAATTGATCATGCTCCTGTGGCTGGAAACCCGTGTGACCAGGGACTATGCTGGTACCACCTCACAGAGAGAGTTACAGTGAGTGACAACCGGGAGTAACAGTCCGTGGTCTTCACCCCTACGGTATGACACCCTCCCGGCCTCGGCGCGATGGGTTCACGAATATCCATCACGGAAATGAATACTGAACGCATCTCGCACAGCAACGCGAAAGGGAACTAGGAAATAATGGCGAAGAAGAAGACCGAAGTAGCGGTTCCGGGTGCGGACTTCGCAACCGAAGAGCTGGCGAATATCACTTCGTTCGATGACGCTCTTGCCCTTCTCAAAGAGAAGATGGGCGAGAACAACGTTCTCGTAGCCGATCAGGAAATCGGTGACGGCTTCAAGCTTCTGGAGAACAAGGATCAGCTCTGCGGGGTTCCGTTCCTCGCAGTCACGTGGGACTTCCACCAGGGCGACCACGGTGAATTCGTCTCCTGCAAGATCGTGACGCAGGAGGGTGCAAAGTACATCGTGAATGACGGTTCGTCCGGCATCCGCGATCAGCTCATGGGACTGACTGCCAAGAAGCACCA